CTAGGAGATACATCTCTATTAGCAGGATCATTATAAAATCCTGTCTGTATTTTTTCTAAGTCTGGAATTGTTATATCTACTGAATATTTAGATTTTAACATATTAGATATTTTAGCTGCTTCTAAAACAAATGTCGCAATTTTATTTGATTTAAATTCATCAAAATCATTCCAAATTTCTGCTTTTTCAGCTGCGGTATATAAAGGCACATCTCCATAATCAGTAACTCTACGAGAACCTCCCCATGTAACTATAGTTCGAGTGCCAGTAACAACTCTTTTTGTTTTCTTAACTTCATTAAATGCATCATTAAAAGCATCAGTTATAGAAGTTTTAGTAACAGAATTAATTTTATCAATTTCAGTATCTGACCATGCTTTACCACTAACTATATTTTGATTGACATCACCTGGTCTATTGTTTGCAGTAAACTTCATCGCATAATTAGTTTCTAAAAAATCAATAGTTCTATCTATATTATTTTTAAAATTTTTAATATGTGATAATTGCCTTGCTGAATATTCTTTCCATTTAGCAGTTTGTTGTTCTGGAGTAAAATTAGGAACGTCACTAAATACATCAACTGTCGTTCTACCACGCCATTTTACAATTGTACGAGTTCCTGTTTTTACCGAATGTGTCGCAGAAACTTCTGCTTTTGTAGCTGCATAATCATCTGCAATTGTTTTCTTTAAAGTATCATTGATGTCTTTAATTCTACCAGTAACCCACGAATCTGCTTTAGGTCTAGCATCAAGTATAGATTTTGGTATCCATTTATTTTCATAAATAGCATAAATTTCTAGCTGACCGTCATCGCCTTCTATCCATGGATGAGATCGCTTACCTTGTGCATATTCAGCTCGACCAAATTTTTGCCAATGCTCTTTTCCGGTGCTAGTACCAGTTTTTCCATATAAAGCATCATTAGCTACATCAGGATTAAGATAATAATAATTTGATTCTGGAGTATATCCTTCAGGTAATGACCCTGGATTAATTTTCATTCCAAAATATAAAGGAGTTCCATACTTTGCTGATGATTCTTGTATAGCAGCTGCATTTCCGATTTGATATATTTTTTTAATTTTTGCTCCTGGAATAGCTTTACCATAAATGTCAAACTTACCTACATAAATACAAAAATATCCATTAGGTTCTAAAACTCCAATTGCTTTTCTATTATCAGATAATAATTTATTAGTATTTTGAAAATCGTCTGAAGGTGCTGTTTCATACGAAGAATATAAATCAAATCTTCTACCAACTTCAATATTATTAACTAGTTTATTTACATAATCGACTACAGTAGGATCAGCATTAATACTTGATAAATTTACTTGACCTTCTAATGTATTAATATGCTGCATTAATCTATCTATTTTTTCAGTATCAGTTTGATTAGTAGCTTGTAATTCTGCTTTAGCTGCTTCTAATTCAGCAATTTTATCTGACAAACTACTTATTATATCATCTAAATTTGCTGGAAGAAATTCTTTAATTTCAACATCAACTACTCTATTAAACTTATCTTGAGATACTTTAGTAGTATTTAAGTTTATGAAATTTCTAGCATTACTTAAATCTTTATTACTGTCGATAACAGTTTGACCTATAGTATTTTTTTCGTAAGGATTGTATTTTATATGTTCTACTTTTGAAGGTATAATTTCTCCAGTAAATACTTTATCTTTATCAAATTCATGTAATACGTATTTTGCCATTTTATTTAACTATTTTAAAAATAAATTCATTTGAAGAAAAGTATTCTGTAAAATCTGTGAAATTTGCTTGAATTTCAAATTTATAATATCTCTCAGGATACATCATTGTAGTATAAAAATCAAAATAACTTCCTGAAGAATTTGTATTGAGTTTTGTTGCTTCGCTATATGGTATAATAATTTGGTCGTTGTGCGCATCTTTAATTTGATAATATGAATCTCTAGGTAATGCTTTAATTCCAGCAAAAGTTGAATTTTGAGTAAATGCAGGTCTAGGATACTTAGGTCTAGAAGCAATTAAAATTCTATTCTTTTTATCTTTGATAAATTCTGCATTGAAAGATCTTACATACACAATAGGATCATCTTCATAAGTCATTTGAGTTAATGAACCTGTGTTATAAGTTAAACTTCCTGTCCAGCTAATATATAAATGAGGTTCATATACAGTGTGAGTATCTGAAGAATGAATTTGAATATTTGTTAATGGTATATTCGATCCTGTTAAAGTTGAATTCTTATATGATATTACTACTCCATTATTATCGTATACATTATTTGCCCAATTTTTTACTATCGTAGTAATATCTAAATTTATAGTATCTTGAGTTTTATAATTAAATGACTGAGATGCTATTGAAGCTGTAAACCATGCACCGCCACCAGCAGTTTTATTATACTGTATAGCAGTACCTGATGTTGCTGTCCATTGTACAGACCCTGTTCCTTGAGTAGATATCCATGTAGCTCCATCTGTAGTTGAAGATTCGTTTTGAATTCCTGCTGGAAAGTAATGATACCCTGAACCATTAGTCCAACTATTTGACAATGCTTTAGCTTCTATCGTATATGTAGCTGGTAATTCATATTCTTGAGCTGTATATAATTTTAAACTAGCAGATATATCATTTATAGAAATACCATTTTGTGATAAAATTGTAGGAAGGTCTGAAATATCAAATTTCATTAATATTCTAGATTCAGTTAAATCGCTTGTAGTTGAATCTCCTTCTTTTCGAAGTTCTAATATTTGATCAAGTCCCGCATTTCTATACGGATCTTTTTCATATATGGTTGTATCTTGTAATGCTGGTATTGACCAAATCATAATTTAATTTTTTTATAAAGAAACTACTTTACCTACTATATCTGAATTAGGATATTTTACTTCAAAAACACTTGGATCTAATGAAGGATAAATTACTCCTGCTTTTGTTGCCGCTGCGATGTCATACACATTACCTGAATATCCGTCTGTGGTATTATATAAATTTAATATTCTTACAGAAGTTACAGACTGAACTCCTTCTACCCTATCTAATTCAGTATATATTTTAGACATAACAATTGGCTGGTTAATTTGCCATAATTTACTATCAAATATTGTTTTTAATTTATCAACACACTTAATTAATACTTCATTTGAGTTATATTCAGGTAAAGTAATAATTTCAAACGTAACTCCAATATTAATAACATAGGCTGTTTTTATATTAATAGCGTCAGTTAACATTCTATATTGATTAATATATGTTTTTAAATTTTCTTTAACTGCAGGATTCAATTCAACTAAATTTCCATCTTTATTATACCCTAAAGTATATAGATTAATTGCTAATGGATTAGGAATCATTTCTTGACCGTTATCAGGATTAATTTGCTGATCTTGAATTACATAGGCTTTTGCTACTGAGCCAAATTTAGGAGGTAATGAATAACATCTAATTATATAATCTTGAGCAGTGATTGCTCTTTGTTGAGTAGCAAATGTTCCCATTGCATTTTGTCTAATTTCTTCTAAAGTTTCTTCACTTTTACCTCCTGCAGCAGGGTTTGGATTAGTACATGCAACTGAAGCTTTTATTCTAGCAACTAATGTAGCATCTAAATTTTGTGAGTCTATTTGATATTCAATAGAAGCAATATTTTTTAATGCTCCAGCTGCTACATTAGATTTTATACCACCTCCGGTTGTGTATTTAACAGTTAATGTTGTATTAGAAGGAGCTAAACCATATGTTTTAGTATACATAAAGTTTGAAGGATCTACAGGATGATCAAATTGAATTTGTAATCCATTTAGGCTAGAACCTACATTATCTGGATTCGGAATTAATTCTTCATCGTCATTATCAGATACCCCTGGACCAAATTGTATTTCTAAATTTTTGTCTGAACGAAATTTAGTTATAAATCGTCTAGCCGTTTTCTTTAATTTTAAAAGATACGGTACATCATTGTATTGAGATAACTCTGGATCGTTTTGTACTGTATTTGCAATAGTCTCAAATACCATATCCTGAGCTAAAAAAGGAACTTCAGTCCAACTATTATTATCTGAATCTGTTATAGACATTACTTCTATAATATCAGTATCTTCAATTAATATTTTATCGAATCTTTTAGCATTTCCAAAATCAAACGTTTTAGTTTGAATTGTACCTGCTATTGATTTAACTTTTTTCTTTAATAAATAATATTCTGGAGTATTATCAATGTCATTGACTTGATATACAGATACTTCTGTTGGGTTAAGGCTACTTGATACTGAAAAATTTACTAAAGATAACGTTCTAAATTCAGAGTTAGATTTATCATCTCTAATAATCATGTTTTCTTTTAATGTTAAAGCATATGCCCAATCAGGTGCTTTACCTTCAGGTGTATTTTTAGCTGGTAATAATTGAAATATGTCAATATCTACAGTTGCTGGAATTGTATTTTTAGTTTTATATCCAACATTTTGTGCTAATGCTAAAATATTTGGTCTATTATCTGCATATTGCAAAAACGATTCTTTTAATTGATTATCTGTATAATATGATAAGACATCTCCAACATAAGATGCCATCTCTATAAACATCATACCAGGAGAAGTTTCATTAAAATCGTTGTAAGTATCTGGAAAATAATTCTTTGCAAACTCTATTAAGTTTGCTCTAAATTGTCCAAAGTCTTTGTTAAGATATCTTATATCTTTTTTAGTTTGTGCCATATTATATTAATTCAATTGAATTTGCCGTTACTAAAAATGTAATGGATTGTTCTGATTTTTGACCATTTAATAAAACTGAAATTGATACTGTTACTCCATGTTCTTCTTGATTTCCTAAAACTGCTATAACTGGTTCTACTGTTAATGTGTCAATACTAACATATGGTAACCAAAATTTAACTGCGTCTTGTATAGAATTTCTAATTGAAGTTGTTAACAACTCTGTATTTTGTTCAAATAAAGAATCTTGTAATGTAGTTCCAAATTCAGGCTGCATTATACGTTCGCCTTTTCTAGTAAGAATTAAATTTTTTAGATTTGAAATTACTTGTTCCTCTGTTGAATAAGATAACTCGAATAGAACTCCATCAGATCTTAACATAGGAAGTTTAATTCCTACTGCCACATCAGGAAGTAAATCAATTGTATTGTATCTTTTTTCGTATGACATTATAGTCCTTTTTTCTTATCGATTGCTTTCATTAAAGCTGAATAGTCTTTTGTGATTGCATTAACCACCTCTTCAGGGACATTTGCTGGATTAATCGGTCTACCTTCAGGGTCAACTGACGGAATTGCAGATGCTTTTGACATTGTCATTGAAGGTCTTGCACCCATTTGCATTGTAGGCCATTCATCAAAATCTCCACTATAATCAACCATACTTTCATTTAACGATGCATATGGGTTTTCAGAACGAAATCCACCTGTTTCATTTAAAATATCATTAAGCATAGAATTTTTAGTAAATTGCTGCTTTGGTTTTGGTTTTGATTTATATGTGCTAGTGTATGTAGATGCTGGCTCTGGTTTAACAGGTCTTCTTGTTTCTGTAATCACGGAACCAAACTGCTTCAACTCTGTACGCACAGCTGTCGAAACTTCTTCACGAATTACTTTTCGCAGCGCTTGTATAAAATCTTTTGAGTTCATATTATTCTTTTTAATAATTATTTAGTTTATTAATTTACTAGTATTTTATGATTTTTTCGTAAATGAAATATCACTTAATAAAGAAGGTATTTTTGCTTTTAAAGAAGCAATCTTTCCCCATTGTGGGTCTGATTTAGTAGGAGCACATGGTCCTACAGGAGATATATCTGTTAAATCTCCAATAGCATCTATTAAATCTTCCATCCACGCTTTCCATTTCTTACCTAAAATTAAAGGTTCTTCAGAACCAGTACCTAATTCCATCTTTTTAGCATTAAGAGATACCATATCTTTAGCGTCAATTGTAATAGCAGTTTCAGATGATAATGCAATACCTTTTTTAGCAAATGCTATAATTTCTTTTTGAAAACTATTAAATACAATTCTACCTGATGATATTAAAGTTTGTGGAGTTGTTCCCCAATTTTCATCTTTCCAAGAAGTTAAACTATATTTATTAGTTGAAGATAATACTTTAGAAGCTTGTTCAAATTCTATATTTTGACCTGAAGCTTGAACTATTACATTATCTTCTTTATTAAAGTCTTCAGTGATGAACCCATTTATTTTACCTCCTTTTTCTTGTACAGAATTTCTAAATATAGTTATAGGAGCAGCTGGTTTACCATTAGACCATTTAGGTTGAACAGTAAATTTACCTGATTTAGGTGTTGTAGAAAATCTAATTGAATTTCCATATCGGCCTTCAATTAGCATATCACCTATATAATGTTGTAATGGCTGAACTTTATCATTTTCTGAAAAGTTATCGTCTACTTTTGGGTCTTGTGGTTTATTTGTATTACCCGCTGCAGCAGAATTATAACTTCCAGCATCGCCAGAAGTCATATTTTTTTGCACCGTTTTAGCAGTTTGGGTTGGTAATGAATTATGATGTATACTAGATTGTAAAGATACTACATCTAAATAATAATTGTCACTAGTATTTCTAATTGAAGTACCATATGAAGAAGGAGCTTTAATTAATAACACAGCTTCACCTACAATAGGTATTCTTAAAAATCCAATATTTAATGGCTTTGCAGTTATAGTAGTAACTTCAGCAACATCAGATGCTGGACCTCCTCCTAATTCTTTTACTTTTAAACCGTATATTAAATTAGGTTTATCATCGTTATAGATAACTTCTAAAACTTCGCCGGCTGAGATTTCATATTTCATATTAATTCAATCCGTCTATAATATCGTTAAGTTCAGCTTCAATTTGTTCCTGCTGTGAAGCTAAATCAACTACTTTTTTGTTAATTACTTCTTCATCTTGAGCAAGTCCATCTAACTCCCCTAGAAGTTGTTTCTTTTCTTCTTCAGACAGAATCCAAGAGTTTCCAGTATCAGTTTGAACTCTATTGTTAGTAGAAACTAACCGTTGGACTACAGCGGCTAGTTTTACAAGGTGTTCATCATTCTTAACACCTACTTCTATATATTCTTTGATTAAAGGTACAATTACTGTAGCGTCTCCTATGTTTTTAATTAGCGGCCTTAACTCACCAATCAACATATTAATCTGACGGTCCTTTTTAGAACTGTTAGAGTAAATGTCTTTCATCAAATCGGAAAATTTCTTTCCTTTAAAAATTTCTATATCAAAATCCATAAATTCCTTTAAAATAAATATCTTTATTCTAGGAATTCTGATTTTTTAAATTTCGCTTTATCTAAAGAAACATTTCCGGTATGTTTATAAGTAAAATACATTTCAGCATATGCATTTTTCATTGCATTTACTACTCTTGTTATATATTGAGTTTTGACTCCGGTTCGATCTCTAATTAAAATGTATAAAGCTTTTTTGTTGAAGTTTTCAATGTTCTCTCTATTTCTAAATAACTCTAAAACTGAATCAGCTACTTGAATGTCTGCTTGCTTTTTAAATAACACGTTTAAATTGTTATCCATATATTCTACAAACAAATCCATAAATTCTTTCTTTTCAGCTACTTCCTCTTCTCTTAAGACTTCATTGATAATATTTCTTTGATCATCAATTGCTTCAGTAGGTTCAGTATTTTTAAATTTATTATAATTTGAATTATTGTGAATAATCAAATAATTTTTTGCAATTATAGAAAAATAAGAAAATGCTTTACCCTTATTTGGGTCTACATACTTATGAATTTTTTCATTTAAAAAAGCTACCACTTCATGTTTTACATCTTCATAAGGAACATCAAAGTGATAAAATTTAAAAGTATGAATAATATTTTCTACTAGCTTATCAAATGGATATTTAATTTCAGCATCATATAATCTATTTCGCTCATAATCATCTTCTAACTGATTATACAATAAAATTGCATTTTCAGTTTCTTTTGTAAAGTATTGTTTATTTTTAGGTTTACGTCCCCTTGTTTTAGGTTCCGAAACTTCTGCAATAACTTCAGCTACAGGAGCTTCAATTACTAATTCTTCTACATTATCGCTCATACACTTCGTTTATTGTATTAGTTAAGTCATCTGCTAGATCTTTGATTTCTTTAAATACAAATCCAACTTCATCATCAGCTTCAAATGACCCTTTAATATCAATTTCTTTTAATTGAACTTGAACATCTAATACTTTTTCTCTAACTGTATCAACTACATCTATATAAAAAGATACTTGATCTTCTAATTGTTCTAATTGTTTTAATAAATTAATAATGCCATAAGTTCCTATGGCTATAATTAAAGACATTACACATATTACTGTTATCATGATGCTCCGAATATTTCATCAAAGGCAGATTTTAAATTTTCATTTGTAACCTGATCTCCGATATTAGACAATTTTGATTTTACTTTTGGTTCTTGTTTAGAAGTTTCAGGAGCGTGATTAGTATTACCTTCAATTAAAGTAGCTAAATGATCAGCGTGATGTAACAATATTGGCATATCACAATTAAGTGAAAATTCAGGAAGTCCTCCCATTAAATAAGATTCATTTCCTTTAGAATATAACCCATCATGTAGTTTAATTGCAAGGTATTCATTTTCAGATACATCAATTCCATACTCTTGAAGTAAAAATAAACTTCTATCTGGAACTTTCATAAAGGTTAATCTTCCATTGATTTTATATACCTGACCTCTTTTAACGTGCCAATCTGAATCATTAGGAATATAATAATCTTCTTTAGCATTTCCAATTTTACCTAAATCATGATTCAATGCTGAAAATACTAATTCTTCTTTTGTAAAATTAGTTACGTTTGCGCCAGAAGCTTGCCAAGTTGAATACAATTCTAATGAACATTTTACTACTCTATTTACGTGATCAATATAACCTCCTGGAAAACAATTGTGTCTTGTTGAGTGTGAAGAAGCAGGTGCAGTACAAATCTTTTCTGCTAAGCCTTCATACATTTTAGTTAATTTTTCTTTTCTAGGACTTTGAATAAAAGTATTAATCGTATTCATTAACAAGTCCCATTGTTTTTCAGCGTCTTCTATTTTGTGCATAACTTTATTAAATTACTTCATCAATTACTCCTAATTCTTTTGCTCTTGCTGCAGAAATATAAAAATCTTTTCTACAAGACTTTCTCCAAAAATCTTCAGTTTGATTTGTTTTGTCAGCCATCATAGTATAAAAGTCATTTTCCAATCCATCTATATGATCAGCATTTGCTTTTATATCTGCAGACTTACCAAATATCTCTGCTGAAGCTTCGTGAAGCATAATAGTAGTTAGTTTAGATGCAATTCTTTTTCCAGTACCGCATGATAATATCATTGCCGCTGCAGACATTGCTCTTCCTCTCGCTATAATATTAACAGGTACAGATAAAGACTCTATATAATCAATTATACCTAAAGCTTCATACACATCTCCGCCATTAGAATTAATTAATAAATTTATTGGATCGTTAGCGTTTTCTTCAGGACGGTTCTTAAGAATAATTCTTACTTTAGATATAAAATCAAATAGTGAACCTAACATAATATCACCATGCATATAAATTACAGACTCGTCTATATTTAATCCATAGTCAATCTCATTAAAAGTATCATCTTCTTTTTTAGAATCTTCTAAATCAACAATTTTCTTTTTTGGTTTTATAGGAGCATCTTCATAGATGTCCATTTTTATTGTTTTTGTCATATCGATTTTTAATTTAAAGTAATATAAGGTTTTCTTTCGTAATTAAAAAGATATTACATTAACTTTTTCAAAGCACGATTGGCTTTTGCTAGAGCTCTAGTTAATTCAGCTCGCTTACCTTTTCTAGTTTCAAGAATTAAATCTGATTTTAAACCTTTTATTTCTTTACCCAAAGCTAATAACTCAGCATCTTTTTCTTGCTTTGTTAATTTCTTTTTCTCTACTTTAGGTTCAATAACAGTAACTGGTAATGTGCTTTTTAAATCTGTTTGCTCAACGCCTTTATGAAATACAGTGCCGTCAGCTGCTACATAAAGTTTCATAAATTTCCAACCTTTAGGATGTCCTGATCTATTTACGGCTCCTCTTTCAACAGGCGGCTCAACGTGTAAATTTACACATCTATAACATAATACAGCAGTTGCTTTTTCAGAAACAATTACCCATTCTTTACATTCAGTACCTTTCCACCACTTACCTCCAGGTATAGAATTTTGACAAATCATTATTCTTTGATTGTCTTTAATTTTAGTTTTGTACTTTGACTCTGCAACTTTTTTAATTATTTTTGCTCTCATAACTTTTATTTAATTAGTAAATCTTAACTCCGTATACCGATCGATCTTGTGCTTGTTTTGCTTCTAATTTAGCTGCTATTTTAGCCGCTATTTTAGCCGCTTCTTCATCGATTATAGGTTCCTGGGGTACAATATCCATTGGAATCGAATCGATTGGTTCTTGGGGTGTTTCTGATTGTATATCCTTTACTATATCAGCTAGTTCTTTATCACTGAAATTATCTAAATTATCTTCATTAGTCGACTTCGATTCATTTAACTGATTATATGCAATTACCATGCAAATAGCAAGTGGGTCGAATACAATCATAAATAAAATTATTAATATATTAACAACTTTATCCATAGGTACATTTAATACTTTTGAAATGTAAGTAAGTGAACCTAATTCGGATGATAATTCATTTTTTAAACTTGCCTGAGTAATGCCTAATTTTAATTTAGATGACTCTGTGGAATATTTTACAATACTATCATTTAACTGAGCAATTTCTTTATTTAAAATTTTAATAGACTTATCTGTATTAGAAGCTGACTTCTCTACTGATTTAAATGATTTATTAGAGTTAATTAAATTTGCGGCTCGCTGTTCTTGAGAATTTCTAATAGAAGATAAATTATTTAATTGAGTAGTTTTACTTTCCAATTGCGATTGATATGATACTAACCCAGAGTCAAAATAAGATTTCTTAACACTTAAACTGTCAGTAATCGATTGAGTTAAATCATATTTAGATTTTGTGTTTTGATATGCGCCAGATAAAAATCCATATATACCTATAGAAGTTATTATAGCTATAATTGTAATAGCAGAAATTAAATACACTCTCAATGTCTTATTAACAACTTTCCATTGTTGATAAAGATAAGATGCAATTACCAATTTAGATATTTCCAGAGTAGACGCCATTGCTATTACTGCAACCATTGCACCAGCAAATAGTTTAGATAGGCCTACTATAGAAAAAAATGCCGCACAAGCAGCTAATGCAAGTGCGACAAATCCAACTAATATTTTCAAAACAGATTTATTCATCAGCTTCCAATCCTAATCGTTCAACAACTAAATCAATTTCTTTTCTAATGCTTTGAATTAATGTAATTGCATCAGCTCCAGAAATATCAGTATTTGAAATAGATCTTTCCAATGTAGCTAGTTTTGTAGATTGTGCTTCTAACTTTCTTAAAGTTTGTTCTTTGTAGCGCATGGCAAATTATAATTTATAGTTAATAAAAATTATTATAATACTAGAATAATAATATAATAATAAATATTATAATATTAATAAAAGAAAATATAATTATGTAACTGTTTATGAAACAGCCTCTTTTTGCAAAGTATTTTTATGTAGCAATCGATAATTCAACAAAGCCTGCTCTTTTGCTTTAGCTTCAATCATAATATCAATATCATTGCCGTAAGTATCAATATAGTTAGTAACGTAATCAGAATGCGCTCTAGGATTGAGCTTGTCATTAGATTCGTGTAACGATTTCGATTCAGAGTAATGTACTACAGGCTTAATATTCGACCAGGTCGACATAGCAAGCTCTAATGCTTCTTGTTCTGTCTGACCGCCATCACAAAATTTATGATGATGATAGTCAAACACAATCGGTATTTTTGTTTTCATATGAATCAACTCATGTAAGTCTCGCACTGAATACATAGATGCTTTGTCGTCATTTTCAATAGTTAAACGGGAACGTACACCCTCGGATAGCCTAAGAAAGTTTTTACACCAAGTATCAGCTGCAGTAAACTTATCGCCATAAGTAGCTCCAACGTGAATATTAATCTTATTATAAGGAGTACGAGACAAACCCATTAAGTCAAATAATTTTGCATGCATCTCTAAATCTAAAATAGTATTGAGTACTACTTCTTCACGAGGAGATGCAAGTAAATTAAAAGGACCTGGGTGAGTCGTTATACGCACACCATTGTCAGTAGCGTATTGACCACATCGGGCTAACACAGTACATATTTCTGTAAAGTCTGGGAAGGTAGTTACGTCGACTTTATTGCCCCATGGAAATAAATCACTGCCTAAACGAAAAAAGAAGATACCATTATCTACATTCCATTTAAGAATAGTTTCTAAATCTAACGCATTTTGCAATGCTAATACAGAAGCGTGTGCTACACCTTTTTCTTCTAAAGTAGCCTTGCGCATAGCTCTACCAGTAAGAATACCTTTCTTACCTAGAGTCATATTAATACAAGCATAACCGATATTACCCATAACTTTTATTTTTTATTTATTATTTTTTATTTAGTATAAAGATAAGACATTCATTCGTAATTACCAAATGAATCTTATTTTATTTTTTTAGGTCTACCTCTTTTAGGTAATTCGACCTGGTCTTCAATTTCAACTGCTTCTTCTATAGTTTGGCAAAAATACATAATACCTTCTTTACGAATAGCAATATCCGCATTTAGCCATTTTTTAATACCGTCGACATCTTTTACCCTAGATTCTGGATAATATCGTAATATTTGAAGTAAATTGTCATTGAAACGCACAAAATGCGTTGAAGTTGGAATCATAACTTAATTTTCTGAAATTCTACCTACCTTACCTAACATTGTATATACTTTACAATATTTTTGTTGATGAAATATATTTCTTTGTGGTTTTGTTAAAGTTTGTTCTGATAATAAATAACCGGTTAATATCATTTGATTGACCGTATCTGCTATAAGCGCTAAAGACTCTGAATTAATAATAAGTTTATCGTTTAAGAAAATCATATTAACAGGAGCTTTCTCTGATATAGAAGCAGCGATAATAGTTTGTAATTTACTTTTAAAAGTATCTACTATATCATCGAATTTAGCAAGGTCAGATTTAATTTCAGAAGTATCATAACGGTCATCAGGGTCTTCATAATTTTCAGATCCAGTACCATAAGATTCTTCACATATTAAATCATACATGAATAGTAATTTTTCATCCTCTGGCAAACTGTCAAAGAATGAATAATCCGATTCTGATATTATATAGTCTTTAAAATTCATACGCTTTCCCTTTAATAAATATCTCATAAGATAGCCAAGCCGGGTCAGATATATGTTTTATTTTTGAAAATATTTCCGGATTATGGAAAAACATTCTCAACTGCCTTTGACGGTCTTCAGAATCTTTAATAACATTAATTTCATTAAGCGATGCTATTTCAGATATAGATAGTAATTGTTGAATTAATTCAACTAGTTTTGTTTTAGACATTTTTGTAAAGAGTATTTAGATATGACGTAATTTCTGGTGTTAGAGCATAACCTTCTGCTACATATTTAATACATAGCAGAACAGTCATATACTCTTTGTGGTTTGGATTATATGTTTTTGAAATTTTGTTTCGAACTTCATACAGCTTTTCCAATACTTTTTGCTTTCTCTCTTCTGAATCATATCCATTATAATCAAATTGATTTGCAATTTCTTGCTCAATTAACATTGTATTAACAGACTCACTTAAGCTACTAGTAGTAGACATTATAGGACTTTGTACATGAGTTAACTGTCTCAACTTATCCGCAGTGTCATGTTTAGACATTACGTGATTGATAAATGATTCAAAAGGAGCTTTCATTACTCTGCTACTTTAGCTTTTGGTTTTCTTTTATAAACCTTTTTCTTTTTAACAGGAGCTACTGCAACTTCAGGAGTTGATTCAGTAACTGGAAATTCAGGAGTCTTTTTTTCGGAAACTTGTTTTACAGAAGTATACATTCTTAAGTCTCTTACTAATTGGTCTCTCTTTTTAGATAAAGCTTCTGCATGCGCTTGAAGTGCTGTAACGATTGCTTTTTGATCTGCAATTTCTTGCTTAAATTTTTTGTCCATTCTATTATAAAAAATGGCACCTGCAGCTAATACAGCTACAGTAATCACATAAACTAAAATCATAATGTTTATTTTAAAATGTAAAATGTAGTATCACCTTCAAGGTAATCGGTTCTGCATATAACTTTTTTATAAGTTAATTCCAAATAAGCTAACCAAGCGGCTGGCTCCCAAACAACTAATTGCTGCTTGTCTTCGTCTGCAATATCCTCAGGGATACTTGTTAATAAATTAAATGCTACACCGATCTTGGCTTTGTCATACATTTTTGCGACAACTGCCTGTGCATAATCTGCTGGGTCTTTAACTGCTATATTAAACAATCCTGAGCCCACCACCCAGTCATAATCCGCGCCAGCATCTATATCTAACACATCTAAAGTTTCAACAGATACTTCCGGATACTTTTGCTGTGCAATACTAATGATGTTTGGATTATAATCAATTCCTTTATACACTAAACCTTTTTCAGTTGCTTTAGTATATAAATCAGCACGACCACATCCAACGTCTAAAACAGACAGACCTGGTACTGATGCTAACCATAATGCGGCATCAAAAAGAATATCTTGTTCTTCTTTAGAAGACCAGCCTACAACTTGAGGCGAATTAAAAATATCCCACTCTTCCGTAGCCTGTTCAACTTCTTCATTAAGTAATTGATTTTCTTCTTCTGTATATTCTTGTTGATCAGGGTCTTGATCTAAGTTTGGAAATGAAAGAGTCTCTTCAACTTCTTCATTGTATTCAGGATATACAATTTCACTGTCGATGACTTCAATGTCTTCCACAGATACCTCAACTTCAGTATCAGTATTTTTTTTAAAAATGTTCTTAAACATAAAATGTAACTAATTGGTTATACAAATAAATATCCTAATCATTTGAATTTCGCGAATTAAATTCAGGTTTTAATTTTTTAGCAATTTTATCTGCCATATTTCTACCTTCAGATCTCATTGGATGAGTTCTATTCAAATTTTGTGATATTCTACATGAGAGCTGGGCCGTTTCCCAAGCTAATATTGGACTTGGTTGAGCAGGCATCAATTGCTCTTCTAAAACATCTACAACAGAAAAATCATTTTTTTCTTGTACAATAGAATAATATCCTTTTCTAATTTGTGTTAAGAAAGCGCCTGGATATTGTTTATGTACTCTTCTTTTATATTTTTCTATTGTTTTAATCTCTTCTTTTGTGTAATTTATCATTCTGTATATCTTTTATCCTTGGAGCTTAGTTTAATTAATTTACGTAGGCGTTAGACGGTTAAACGTATGAAAATATACCCGGAATTACCCGAATATATTTTCGTTATCTATTGCAGGGTCTTCGTCAATTGGAATATGTGAATTTTGTGACGGAGTTCGCTTATAATCTGTTAAGTATTTAAACTTATGAAATAAAGTGCTATAATCTAAATCAGACGGTACTTTACTTTCTTGAAATTTAAAGCCTAACGATTTTGATATTTGCACAATGTTATGAGCTACTACAGGCTGTAATTTAAAATCCTTATCTGCCTCTGCTAAAACTAAATTATGTTTAATTAATTTTTGTGCAGACTCTAATGTCATTTTACCCATCTTACCTTCTATCGTTTGCATCCAAACAACATCGTCAATACCTGGTTTAGATTCATTAATCTTTTCTTCAACAAATTTATTAAGCTGCTGAAGTTTATGATATATCAAACTATTAGTATTGAAGTCAATAGTTTCATGAGCAGTGTCTAAAATTTGTCTAAACATTTCTGACATAGTCTTAGAGTTCAAACCTCCTGCCATACCCATATAAGCATCTATGATTGAATTTTCT